TGTATTTGCTTACGAGTTTGTGTTATTTGACTAAGGGAGGAATAGCCATGCCAATAAGCGAAGTTATGAACCAAGAAAACAGCAACCTACTGGCGGAATGTATGAAGGAAGCTGGTAGGCTACTGAAATAGTTACTTCAATAGTTTTGTGTGCTACTATAAGCCCTATTAGGGCTTTATTCGGTATTTTTAGTTTGTGAAAAGATGCAGTATGGCAAAATTTAATAAACAGATAATTCAAGAGTGTGAGATATGGGTTAGCGAAAATGGGCTCATGGAGTATGGAGGAGCGAAATTGAAAGAGTTTTGTTCTCATTTCTGTATAGACTCCCAAACTTATTACCGCTGGCTTGAAAATGCGGATTTTGCGGATGCTATAAAAAAAGGAAAAGAATGCTTCAAAAACGGGTTAGAACGCAATGTAGTTTCTTCCCTTGCAAGGTCTGCCATCGGGTATGAATACGAACAAGTTTCTTCCGAATACTACATGGAAGGCAAGAAAAAGAAGTTGAAAAAGGAAGTTAGAAAAAATGTCCGTGTTGAGCCTAATGTAGGAGCCGGAATATTCCTTCTCACAAACCTTGCTCCTGACAGATGGAAGAACAAACAGAATACCGAGCATTCCGGAGAAGTTTCTACAGGATTTACCGTTGTAGTCAAGAATCAGGAAGAAGCGGATTTGATAAATAAGTTAAAGAAGTTTTGATGGATGTGACTTATGTATATCTTGAAAATCTTAAAGCATGGCTTTCCGGTTATAGACTTATTGCAAACAAAGGGGGGACTCGTTCGGGAAAGACGTATTCACTGGTATCGCTCTTTACCACCATAGCAACTGGTAATCCTAAGAAGCGTGTAATAGACATTGTTTCTGAAAGCCTTCCACATTTGAAACGTGGTGCAATATATGATATTGAGGATATTCTTTCAAATGAGGGATTAGTAGAAGGTTTGGACTATAGCAAGAATGAAACGGATCATATATATACATTCAATACTGGAACAAAGATTCGATTCTTTTCTGCTGATGATTGGGGGAAGGTAAAAGGTTCCAGGCGTGATATTCTGTTTATTAATGAATGTAACCGGATAGGGTATGAGATATATCGTCAGTTATCCGTTCGTACAACAGAATGTATTTTTATTGATTGGAATCCAGATGCGGAGTTCTGGTATGAGATGAAGGGGTTGCAAACCAGAAAGGGTACTATAGAAATTCATTCTACATATAAAAACAATCCTTTTCTTTCGGAACAACAAATTGCTGAAATAGAATCAAATAAAGATGATGATAATTGGTGGAAAGTATATGGTTTGGGGCTGACGGGGCGTGCCGTTGGTATCATCTATTCTAGGTGGAAGCAAGTTGATGAGGTCCCGGCCGGAGCAAGATTGATTGGTAGAGGGTTGGATTTTGGCTTTACTAATGATCCTACATCTATTGTTGACGTGTATCTGAATGACGGTAAGTTATGGCTTGATGAACAGTGTTATGAAAAGGGACTTACCAATGATAAGATAGCCAATAGGCTCCGGGATAAAGCTTGTGACGTGGTTGCAGATTCTGCAGAACAGAAGTCTATACAAGAGATATTTAACTATGGAATTACACGTATTGAGCCTTCTTTGAAAGGTCCAGATTCAATTAGGACTGGTATTCAAATCTTACAGAGGTATGAAATGTGTGTAACAACAAGGAGCTTAAACCTTATTCGAGAGTTGCGAAATTATAAATGGAAAGAAAACAAAATGACTGGAGAAATTACGAATGAACCGATAGACAAGTTTAACCATGCGCTTGATGCGGTCCGTTATGTTGCGTTAAATAAGTTAGCGGAAAAACCTATAATACGTAGACCAAAAGCAAGATTAGGACAGATATGACAGTAAAAGAATTTTTAATAAAGAGCGATGTTTGCCGGGATCAGGAAGAATTGAGAAAGCAGATAGAGGAACTTCCGAAGCCGGAATTTATCGGGAATAAGCGCACTCCTTCCGATTTGAATGATATAACCATGGGACAGTTGATAATGCTTCAGTCTATGGGAGATTCTAAAGATGTTGCGTTGATTCCATGTATGACTATCCTTGGTATGAAAGAGAAAGAGATTTTGAAATCAAAGGCAGAGGTAGTTCTTGGTTTCTCGATGTGGGTTATAACGGAAGTAGAGCATATCAGCAAGTTATTTGCATCTACAAGTATTGAGTTAACTCCTATTCAAAAAAAAGCCGGGTATGGGGATTTAAGATTTGGTGCTTTTGGAATTATCCATCGATATGCTCAAATGATGGGTATAAGCAATCATGATGATGTAGAGGATGTTCCATGGATAAGAATTTATAAATGTTTTGATATGGAGAAAAAAATAGCGCTATGCAAAATTAAGGAGAGTAAAATTATTGAGCATGAGAGTGAATTAAAAGCAAAACGATAGTATGACAACAGTAGAGCAAAAGATAAAAAGCGTAGTTGATAAGATGGAGGGATTGACCTATGTCTTTGATAATTGGCAAACCGCCAATTTGAGGTTGGATAAGCTTCCTTTTCCAGCAGTGGTAAATGTACTTCCTGTTTCCGGACGCTTTAACCTGAACAAAAATCAATTAAAAGATTATCCAAATTGCTTGATTGCTTTCATGGATAAGATAGATTTTGATTTCGACGGAACAGAAGCAGATCAGAAAGTAGAGCTTTGCAAAAGCTATGCTAAAGAGTTTATACTTCGTTTGAATGAAAGTGGATTATTTGAGTACATAGAAGGAGATATCTACTATTCTACTACCTATGACGGGTTGGATTCTAATGTGGCTATTGTTGCAATAGAACTGCAGTTGAAGGAAAGACAAGGCCTTTTGCTTTGTTACGGTAAGGCTATAGGTGAAATATTCAAAAAGATAAGAGACTCGCTTTATGGCAGGGAAGTATGAAGCATTAGGAATTATAAAATATGAGTTAACCGATCTCCGCCAAAGGATAATCGACAATCATATAAGAGCGAGGCAAAAAGCTAGCGGAAAAACTATTGCAAGCTTACGGGTTGAAATAACAGAAAACAGCGGTATTCTTTGGGGAAGGAAAGCTTTTGGGACCTTAGAAACCGGAAGAAGGCCGGGAAGAGTTCCTAAAGGATTCTATAAAATAATCCTTGACTGGATAGAGGATAAAGGGATAAGGGTAGAGAAACCTAAAACTTTCGCTTATTTCATTGCGAGAAAGATTGCAAGAGAGGGTACGCAACTTTATAGAGACGGAGGTAGAGATGATATTTACTCAAAAGAAATAGAACGCACAATTCAGTCTGTCATGGAGAAAGTTTTCGGCATATTCGAAAGAGATATTAAACATATAAATTTAAATAGCAATGAGAACAGAGGAGTTTAATGGACATACGATAACATATCCGGATGAAACTTGTTTTGCTTTTAATCCGCAAATTATAACGATAAATAATTTAACAGGTTCTGTTATATTTTATGTTGGTGACTATTCAGATATGAGGGATCCTATATCAGGCAAAGTATCTATCGACATTTCAGAATATCTAAGATCGCTACTTAGATTTGATTACGCAACTAGACCTAACTCAAAAAACATTCATGTTCAAATTGATGTTGATGGTCCGACATTTGAATTTTATATAAATGTGATTTGGGGAGCTATGAATATAGGGGAGGTATTTAACCCTTCAAGGACGGTTACTATGTTTAGAAACTTCCCTTCTACTATTTCCATTTACAGCAATGGAGAAATAAATGTAAGATATGATGCGGAAAAATATACCTCTGTTGAAGTTGAAAAAACTGGGTTATTACACAAAGATTTCTCCAAATTATTCAAGGATGCAAAGGAATTCGGCATGATTAAGATACTTAATACCCCAGAGGCTCCCAGCACATTTCAATATACTTTCGATCGGACGTTTAAACCTCTTCCTGATGATGCTGTTCTTATCAAGGTTCTATTTAATGATTGCACTAAAGGAATATATCTACGTTGGTTGGATCGTCACGGATTCCTTCAGTATTGGCTTTTCCAAGAGGGGGACTTGACTGGACAATCTTCCAATGAAGGGGAGCAATTAAACGTTGATTATAGCAATATAAAATACGTTTACAATGGAATGAGCCGTTATCAAGGCAAAACATATCAAACGACACGAAAGGCTTGTGCTACGCTCGTAGAACGAGAAACATTCAATATGTTATCTTCTATTCATTCTTCTCCTATTGTTGATATGTATATTGATGGAAACTGGATACCGGTTAATATTGTAGCCGGTTCATTCACTGATAATGGAGCAGACCTTCAAGACTTTGAAATTCAAATAACTATGCCGGAAACTATTACACAGATGCTATGACAAGAGACGAATTATATATTAATGGTGATAAGGTCGATGTCGGAGATACTGATATTAGCCTGAACTATAAAAGCAATCTACTCACTGATATTAGTAAGATCGTGAGCAATAACAGTTATACGATAAAACTTCCTAAAACGGCAAAGAATCTGGCTTTGATTGAGTGTTCACATCTTCCCAGCTCAACTACTAAATTCCCATATCTTAAGCATGTAGGAAATGTTTTACGAAATGGAATAATAATTGTGAAAGATGCGAATGTTGTTTTGTTATCTGTGTCTGAATATATCGAAACCGCTTTGTCTTGGGGAAACGTAACTAATTTTGCGGAAATAGTAAGTAGTGATAAGAAATTGACAGATTTGGAATATGGCACAGAAGAGGGTACAGATTGGGTAGTATGGAACAATAAAGGAAGTAATTCCGCACAATTTCCCTTGATTAATTACGGATTTAATTCCGGTGATTCGAATGTGTGGTATCATCCGGCAATTACTGTCAAATGGATTTTAGAAAAGATTCAAGAAGAAAGCGGAGTAACGTTTAATTTCCCTTCTGATAAAAAGACTTTTATCGATAAAATGATTGTTCCTCTTCTAACGAGAAATGATTCACAGAAGATAAATGATGCTTTCCCATCTTTTTTGAAAATGGTTGGATATGTGATAGTAGAAAGCACTTTTTCTTATCTAAAGTTAAACTATATAGGAGATAGTACCCAACAGTATGCAAGTGTTGGTGGTCCTTATGGAGATAGATTGTATACCAAATATCCTATCACATTGAAAGTTAAAGGAACTATTGAAATGTTGGTTAAATACAATTCTGGGATGGACGTAAATAACCAGTATTTGAATTTGAGAGTGTCACAGTCTGATTCTTCTGGTAATATATCTAGCGTATCTACTATAGAAAGAAAAAACTATGCTGCATATATTGAGGCTCCTAACGTTAGATTACTTTTCAATTTTGACGATCTAGTATCTATTGAATCTGACGAATTTATGCATTTTACTATAGAAGCCATTGCTACAGGAGCAAGTAGTAGCGTATTGTCTTTAACGGTGTATGATCGTAATGAAATATCTTTTGGTGAGAAATTCCCCTTAGTTCCCAATCTTCCGGACATCAAGCAAATAGACTTCATTAAGGCCGTTGCCTCAATGGTCGGTTTGTTTGCCTTACCGGACGGCGAAAACGGGATCAAGTTTATTC